CCTGCTCCGCCCGAATCTTGCCCTCGCCGTAGCGCGTTTGCAGGTCGCCGCCTGATTCAGCGTCAACCGAACCACCCAACAAACCAGCGCGCGCCAGGCCAAACAGATTCTGGTTGCTGGCCGTCGTGAACTGGCGATCGAGGTCTCGCGTCGCAACGTCAGTCGTTGCACTGCCGACATCCTTGTACAGAGCATCCCGGGCGGCCTTGTTGGCAGTCACATCGCTCTGGGTGCCCTCGAACGCCTTCATCGCCGCATCGAACCCGGCCTGGTCGAACCCGCCTGCCGTTGCCGCAACCGGAGCCACATAGCGACGTTCTTCGCGCCCGACGTCGACATATCCACCAGGCGTGCCGCCAGTGGCCGCCGTAGTGAACTGCTCGCGCGTGGGCGCCGCGCCAACGGTTGCGCTCGACGGCGCGATGCCGAACTTGCCGTTGATCGCGTCGACGGCCATCTGAATCTTGCGCTGGCGCGCCTGCTCTTCTGCCCGCAGGTCAGCCGCACCGCCGTCTCCGCCACCGCCCATGTCACACCTCGATTCGCAAATGGTTGTACCTGTGCTCGAATCCAAGGGAGCGCAGCACCCGCGTCATCGCCGGCAGCGCACACGCTTCGATTCGTGTTGCGCCTGATTCTTTCGCCCATTGGGTGAACTGCCGCCAGAAAGTGACTGCGACTTCGGCAAGATGACTGCCGCCCATGGCCATGATGTGCACCGTCTGCGCGCGCGGATAGTGCACGAAGCGAAACACCATGGCCAGCACCGGCGCGCCTTCATCGTCCAGCGCAAAGCCTGCAAACGCGGTGCCAGCTTCCACCATAGCGGCCAGGTCCTGCAGCGTGTATTCGTCCGATACCTGGTCGATCCGGCCATCGAGCAGATGTGCCACGGACCACCAGTGCTGGTCGATCAGCTCTCTGGAATTGAGGAACACAGCGCGCATGGCCTACACCTGGCCCAGGTTGTCCCAGTAGATCGTCATCCTGTTGATCTGAACCTCGAGGTTTGGATTCCCGACAAAACGCAGCTTGAACTCGGTGCCGGCGGCCGTCAGCGGCAGCATGCCGCCGCTGTAGGTCCAACCACCATCGGCAGATCCAACCGTTAGCGTCTCGGCCAACACGCCATCGCGCCCGCCGTTCTCGGAAACATAAACCTCGAGCGTTGTCACGTTCATGCCGTCGAAGTCGATGCCGGTAAGACCCTTCAAATCGCCGGGCTTGTCGAAATCAAGCCATTGCGTCTCAGCGTAGACCGCCAGGCTCTCGGTGTTGATGTCCTCGGCCTGAAGGAACACGTCGGGCATCATCAGATAGACGGCCGAGTCGCCATCCTTGCGCAGATAGATTGAATTGCCCAGCTGCGCCCACGCGTTGATGTTGGCCGTGCCAGTGACGCCGAGGCCGTGCCATGCCCAGGCGTTGAGTTTGGCGGTCTTGGAATACGTCCAAGCCGTCCACCCATATTCACCGTTGATCGCGGCCAGCAGGGTCTGCCGGTTCGGGATTTGTCCGGCTGCAAATGGCCTGGTCGAAAAGGTTGCAGAACCGAATGCCATGCCGCTATCCTGACACCCAGCGCGAAGGCGCGGTAAGCCAGTATTGGGACACCGGTCCTGCTGCAAGGGCAATCACAGCCGGTTGCGATCCACCATTGGCGGTACGCGTGAGGTTCACTGGCGAGGCCGTGAACTTCTTGATCGGCAAACCCACATCAACATCAGTCGGAAACAACGCGTTGCTCAGCGTCGTGAGCGAACGCACGCCCGACTCGGAGAGGAAAAGCAGATCACCATACAGGCTCACGATGGATCCATGGTGACGCGTGCCGACACCGTCAACAACCCGGTCCAGCGCCATCGCCGTCGGGTCTGGGTCGATGATCCACAGCTGAATCGACTGATCGGTGAACACGGCCAGCTTTCCCTGATACAGGCCAAGGCCGTAGACCCGCTGCCCGCTGCCGAAGTGCTGCGAGACTGGCAGGAACCCGGCATTGCTTGCTGCGGTCCAGTCGGTCGGATCGCCGACCTTGCAATACCGAACTGCCTGCCCATCGTCCGAGACTGCGAAGATGCGCCCGGTGGCCGTCACCATCTGGCCAGACTTGGGCATGTTCACATCGGCGACGTTCACCCCCGTAACCGTGTGGGTGCCTGTGTTCACACTGAACAGCACGCCATATTTCGTGGTCCCATTGTCGGGCGATACCACCGCCAAGAAGCCGTTGTTCCAGCGGGTGACGCCCAGCAGCCGGGCCGTTGTGGCGTCGGCGAAGTTGCCACCGGTGCCGCTCGAATAGAAGGCGTAGACCAGCCGGTCATTCGTCTCGGTGTTCACGACTGCACTGACCAGACCAGTGCTGGCCACGTTCCAGCACGAGAAGGTCCACAAATATCCCGCGTTCGACTCCAGACCCTTCCACTGCGGTCCCAGGATGAACGATCCCGGCGCCTGTTTGAACTTGGCCCTCGAGCGCAGCCAGCCGCCGGGCTGCACATCCATGTTGATCAGCTTGGCCAGAGAATTGGCCGGCGCCACGCTCGATGGGCGCGCCAGCAACAGGCCGCCATCGAACTTGTCGAACGTGGTCTTGGACATGGCGGGTCAGCTCCAGACCTGCCGGAAACCACCAGCGGTTTGCACAACCCGCGGCACAGCTGCGCGATCCGATTGCGGGATGTACCGTTGATTCTCGCGCTGCTCATACTTCGTCTTGGACAGCATCGTCTTGAACGCCTGGCCCGACACCTCAGCATCGGGTTTGCTGTAGTGAGCTTTGCCCATGGCGATCGCATACGCCAGCACCAGGCGGTATGGCGCGCTGGGAACGTCGGCGCTCTCGCTGAACCGGGTCAGCACCCGCTCGTGGTCGACGTACAGCGGATAGGCCTGGTCCGGCGTCGGCCACACTTCGAGCGTGAACACGGCCGGGTCGCCTTCGAACTTGCTGTCGTACCACTCCGGGGGCGCTCGCATATCGCTGTGCGCGCGCATGGCGTGCGTGATGCCCTGGGACAGCGGCAAACGCTCTTGACTGCCCTGCGCAATCCAAACCGCTTGCACACTGCCCCGGGCAATCGGTACGCTGTCCACGTCGGCCACCCACGGGTATGTCGCCACATTGGGTGCCAGGGTGATGGTTGAGGTGAACGGAAGCCCGTCGTCGAGTTGTTGGTAAACGAACTCGTGAGCCTCGGTCAGGATGTCGTTCAGGGCCGGCGCACTGCCCACCGTCGCGTGAATGCCGCAGCGCACGCGCAGCGTCTGCAGCATGCCGGCGTATGTCTGGGTGGGGGTGACGGTGACGGTCATGGGTCAGGTGTACCGGCAGTGGATGGGAATCAGGCGAAACTCGAAAACAGCTCGTTCGTCGCCTTGCCGGTCGCAATTTGCGTGACGATGGCATCAAGGATCGTGATGAACCGCGACACCTCAATATCGTTGTTGCTGGTGGCCGCAAATACACCCTGGTCAGCGATGATGTTGTGGAACATTCCGACAGCATCCAGGCCGGTCGAAACCGCGTAGGTGATCGCCGTGGTGCAGTTGGTGATGACGGTATCCTCATCGCCCGAAGAAACGCCGCTGCGGATGTGCCCAAAGATCGGAGCGATCAAACCACCGTATCGCGTTGCCTTCGCTGCTGCGTGGCTGTAGCCGAGGTAGCGCGTCACACTGCGCCCGGTCGTGAATCCGGCCGCCTTCATAGCCTCCAACAAGTCGGTGTTTCCGCTGGCCGACTGGAATTTCCCTTGAGGCCACACATACACAGACCGTTCGTTTTCGGTGGTGATCAAGCCTTTGGCGATCAGGGAATCTCGGCAGGCCACGGCGTCGGCGACCATGGCAGAGATGGACCCGTAGTTGTCAATCAGCGATCCGGCGCCACCGATGGGGCCGTGCGTGATGATCTCGTGGCCGTTGGCCTTCAATTCGCGCAACTGAGACAGGTTCATGTACGCCGACGAAGAGCCGATCAGGTCGGGGATGACGGCGAACGATGCCCGCAGCCCACGCGCTTGCAGCAGCGGCGCAACGTGGGTGTACTGAGCGATCAAGCCGTCGTCGAACGTCAGCGCGATGCGCGACTTTGCCGCTGGATTGGCAATCCACTTGACGACGGTGAAGTCGGCGATCTGCCCTGATGCCGGCGTGATGCGCACCCTGATGTGAGTGAAAAGGGTTGTGTCAAGACTCACCGGCGTGATGTTCGTCCAAACGTTCGACGGCGACTGCCCGCAAAGCGTGAAGGTCAGCAGGCCATGGCTTTGCGCGCCATTCTTGCCGCTACCGGCGTTGACGGCGATTCCCTTGCTGATGGACGATGCGGACAGGAACGATGACGATGTGGATGCGTAGATCGCCAACGTCGCCTGCGTGACGCCGTTCGCCTGCGCGATGATGCCCAGGTTCTTGATCAGCATCGGATACGGCAGGGCAAACGTCATCTCGATGTATTTGTCCGCCGTGTCGGATACTGCGCGCACGCCTGGACCCTCGGCTGTCATTACGTTGGTGACAGTGGCAACGCTCCCAGACTGCGGTGTCAGCGTCGTGATGTTCGTAGTGCTGATGTTCTGGCCGAATGGGTCGAAGCCGTCGCCAGACGCTTTCGCCTGAACAATGATTTTCCCAGCCCCATCCACCAGAGATGTGGCATTGCCGCCAGGACCTAATACCGATGCGGGCGGATACCCGTCTCCCCCATACACCGCAACCCCACGCGCCACATATGCCGCCTCGATCGGTGCAGCCTTGTTTGCAGTCATGCCGACCGCGTATCCGTCGACCGCTACTGTGAACTTGATCGTCATTTCAGTGTCCCTTTCGCCTTTTCAGCTTCGATTCGCGCCACGATGCGCGCCAGATCAGTCTTGCCCTCGTCGGTCAGAATGGCCTTGGCCAGCGCCAATGGGGTGATCTCACTGAGCAGTGATTCGTACTGGGCCGGCGCGTTCTCCGGCGTCACGGGAACATCGACCTTGCCCCACTTCTGGCCATCCCACACCGACCGCTTCCCAAGCTCTGCCGCGGGAGGCTCAACCTCAACCGAGTGCTTCGGCACAATGAAGTCACCGGGCTCCAGTGGACTCTCCTGCGCCAGATACTCGCCCTTGTAGGCGCCGGTCTCAGGGTCGAACAGATAGACGGTTTTCATGTCGTCAATACTTGATGATGTACAGAGACCGATTGCCCGCTGGCAGGTTGTAGGAGCCGCCGGCTGACCCCGTGTTTGCGGCGGTCACGCCATAGACCGCGCCGCCCGACGTGACGCCAAGATTGACGTTTGCTCCACCAGAGTGCGTGTGGGCCTTGACGTCGCCCGTCGTTGCCGCCGCCACGTTGCCATTCGCTTGCACAAACACTTGATCGGGCAGGACGTAGGGCATGCCGAACGTCGTTGATCCGTCTCCAGCGCCCCAAGTTGTACCCAAGGCCGTGAACAGCCGTGCGTACGTGGCGCGGGAAATGTCAGTTGGCGCAACCGGCACGGTGAGCCATCCGGACGGCGGAGTCGGGCCAGCAAACAGCACCATGGAGCCCACCGGCGTCAGCTCGGTGGACACCAGGCCGTTGAGCAGGATGATCTCGCCCGTCATCGTGCCACCGGTCTTGCTCAAGGCGCCGAGCAGACTGAGCCACTCGTCTCGGGTTGCTGTCACCCCAGGCGACAGCGGCGCAATGCCGACCAGCTTGGTGCCTGCGGTGAGCACCACCAGTGAGCCGCCATTGCTCGACCCGCGAACAGCGGTGCGGGCCAGCTGGTTCGCGGCCGAGTAGGTGCCCAGGCCGTACTCATACTCGCCAGTGGGCTTGCCGAAGGAGTCGACGCCCTCGATGTAGTACCAGCAGGTGTCCCCGATCGAGCAGGCCGAGGCAAAGGAGCGAAAGCCCAGGGCTGCGCCGGCCAGCACCATCGTGCCATTGCCGACGGTTGTGCTTTGCTCCAGGACCCGGTCTGCGACGATCAATGGCATGGCGAGCCGTCCTTACGCCGGCACGGCGGCCTTGATGGCCTCCAGGATCTGCGCCTTGGTGGCATCTTCGTCCACGTCGATGTCGTGCGCGGACGCGTATTCGAGCAGCTGCGCCTTGGTCCACTGGGCCCCGGGTTTCCCGGCCGCGTCATTGGCGGGTGCGTCGGACGTCTTGGCGGCCTTGGGCTTGGAGTCGGGGCCCTCGAGCACGATACCGGTGTTCTCGTTCTCGACCTGGCCGACGCTGGCGTTGAGCACAGCCCGGCGGATGTCGCCACGCGCCGTCACGCCGTAGGCATCGCGCACCGCGTCCTCGTTGTATTTGCGGGTCAGGCGGTCGTATTCATCGTCCGCGTCCAGGGCGGTGTTCTCGCCATTGGGTTCGCCGGGGTAGACGTTCGTGTCACCGTGGATCGCCTGCAGAATCGGGATCTCGTGCTCGGGCACCTGCGGATATTGGGTGGTCGTGATGTCGCGGTGCACACCAACGACGATCAGAGGGACAAGGTGTTTCATGGCTGGGTCTCGCTTTCTGTGTAGCAGGGGTCAAGGAAGCGGCGGCCCGGGTGTTGATTCGGGCCGCCAGGGGGTTACGCGACGATGATCAGACCGTGCGCATTGCGCCGATGCGCCTTGAGTCGACAGCGCAGATCCACGGACACATAAGTCGCGCGGATGTTGTGGGGCGACATCGGGCTGTACACCGTCATGCCGTCGTCCTCATACAGCAGCTGGTCGCTGTTGATGAAGTAGGCCCGCTTCTCCCACAAGGCCGATGCGGCCGGCGTCTCCAACGCGTCGAGCGTGGAGAAGGTCGGATCCCACAGGATCTCCACACCCTTGTAAAACAGCCCGGTTTTGCTGCCCTGGCCCACACCGGCGTCGATCCGCTTGACCGTGCCAGCGTCCACGTTCTGGGTCAGCGTGATCACCGTGCGATACACGTCGATGAACGTTGATCCGGCGATGATGCAGTCGGGCGTACCACCGTTGCGATGGCACGCGCGCCACATGGCCTCCATGGTGGCTAACAGGTTCACCGTGGCAACCGCGCCGGCGAAGTAGTTGCGCCAGTAGGTCTTGGTGGCCGGATCCAGGCCGCCATACGCCCCCACCGCAGGCGTACGGGAGATAGCGGCATCCAGGCCCACCACCGCATCCGATCCGGACGTGCCGTCGCGGTGCAGCTCGATGTCCAGCTTCTCCTTGAAGCCGAGCTCGAACGCTTCCATGTGCTCGGTGATCATGTTGGTGATCACCGCCTTCTCGTTGGCCGTGGGCACCAGCTTGCCTTTGCTGGCCGGGTCGGGATCCACGAACACGCCTGCAGCAAACAGGTTGTCCCACGGCAGGTACATGCCATCGATACCGGTGTACCACTCGTAGGTGGCCTGATCGATCGTGTCGCGCTTGGTGAACGTGCGCGGCGATTCGCCCTTGCTCCAGGCGAAGTTCGTGCCGTAGCCCTTGCGCACCTGCACCTTCTGGTTCACACCAGGGTTGAGCTTCTTGCGCTTGGCCATGAGCTTTTCGAGCAGCGGGTGCTGCGTGCCGACCTGATCGATCGGGCGATTGCGCAGGTAGTCTGCGATGGATAGCGTGGCAATGGTTGCCAGGTCGCCGCCAGAGATTGGCATGGTGGTGCCCTCCAAGAATGAAAGTTGTGGATCTCCTTTCACGCTTGCTGACGCACCGGTTCAGCGGGGGCATTTGCAGGACCTGGCCTTGCCGGTGGCGAATCCGGCGTTGCTGCCATGAGGTCAGGCCCTGCTGGGGCTGTGTGTCGCGACTCACACGTACATGCGGTATTCCTGGGCGTGTTGCAGCTGCCAGGAGCCCGGGGCGCGACTCCCGGTTACAGCGACCTTCTGACGACTGCGAGCGAATTATTTGCCCGTGTCAACACCACTCACGCCAAAAAGTGATTCACCCTCACCCTGGCAGGCCTGCGGCCGCCCATGCATGTTCGACCGATTCTTCGGCCGTCACCGGCTTGTTGCCGATCTGGCGCGTGCCGTTGGCAACATGACCAGGGCGCAGCGGCTGCGGCGCGGCCGGGGGCGTTGGCGCCGGCGCCGGTGGGGAATAGGCGTCGTACATCATCAGCACGGCCGCCTGCCACTGGTGCGGCTGGTACGTCGTCACGAACTGCTGCATCGCGCCGGGCTCGCGCAGCTTGGCGGTGATGAATGCCAACTTCTCGGCGTGTCCTGGCGTGTTCGCCCGCTGCGCAAGCGCCACATCCATCTGCTGGGCTGCCGACTGCACCGATTGCTGGAACTTGGTTTGCTCCTGCGTGGCCAGGGCCGCCTGATCGGCCTTTGCCGCCTTGTCGCGGAGCTTGGCGACTTCCAGGGCACGCTCGCGGGACATCGCCATGTCCTCGACATCCTTGGCCAGGTCCGGGTGTTTGGACAACGGGTCGACACCGGGCGCCTCGATGCCCAGCCGCGTTGCCAGGTCGGCGCCCAGGCCGTCGATCTGCTGCAACGCGGTCTTGAGGTCTTCCGGGTTGTCCGACTTGAACAGCCGGCCCATGGCGAGCATGCCCTGGAATTCGTCCTGCGCCAGGCCAGAGCTCTGCACCATCTCGCGCACGCTGGCCAGAGCCGTTTCTGCGTCGGTGGCGCGCTTCTCCAGCTCCGGCACCGCCTTGGCGCGCTCGGCCAGCTTCGCCCATCGGCCCATGGTCTTCTCGTTGGCGCCCTCCGGCGGCGTCAAGTCATCGTCCTTGGCCTCCGCATCCTTGGGCGGCTTGTCGGTTGGCTTGGGCTGCGCGTCGGGCTTGGCGCCACTCTTGTCGGCCGGACCGGTCTTGGCATCGCCACTGGCGGGCTTGGACTCGTCGTCGGGCTTGCCGATCCCATCGAGCAGCGCCGTGATCTTGGCTGCGTTCTCGTCGCCGTGGCCGGAGTCGACCTTGACGACTTCGGGCTCTGGCGGTGCCGCCGGCGTCGCGTCTGGTGCAGGGCCGTCGGTTGGAGCAGCGGCCCCGGTGCCGCCGGTGTCGCCGGGCTCGGGGGCGAGGAATCTGTGTCGTGGGTATTTCATTGGAGTGTTGCAGGGGGTTGACCAGGCTGGCCGCCTGGCATTGGCATGCCCGGCTGGGCGCCGGGAATCTGGGGTGACGCGGCCACGGCTGGCATGGCTGGCGCAATGGGTTTGGGCGGCAAGAACCGGTCCACATCGAGCGATTCATCGAACCGCGCGGCCGTCTCCTTGACCAGTTCGCGGTATGGCGTGCTGTCGCCGCCCATGGCGTCGGTCTGCATGATGATGCCGATCATCTGTTGCAGCAGCGGCAGGGCCCGGGTCCATGACTCCTGCATCTCGAGCTTGTTGGGCGCCGCGGTCGAGCCGGCCCGGATCTTCATCTGGATCAGCTGAAACACGGTATCGGGCGTGCGCTGCGCTGGCCACTCGTAGGGCAACTCGGGCGGTGGCGGCGGCATACCGGTTGCCATGGTCTGCGTCATGGCCGCCAGCGGGTCGACGGGGGCTGGAGCGCCCATGATCTGCTCGACCTGCTGCGGCGTCATGGCCAGCAGGCACAGCTCGCTCGAATACTGCGCGATCTCGGTCAGCCAGTCTTCGACCGTGTCCCGGAAGTCTGCAACCCTGGCGCCCAGGCTCTGGTCGCTGATGCTGGCCTCGGTCGCGGTCTTGGGCTTGGTGACGATGGACCTGGCCGCCTCCTGCAGGCCTGACACCGTCTCGATGTCGTAGCTGATCGGGGACGTGTCGTAGGCGGCCGGATCGATCTGCAGCAGCTGGGCCTGCGTGAACACGTCCTCGACCTTCTTGTCCCCGGCATCGAGAACCATGACTTCGCCCAGGCCTGGAATCGTGATCTTCTTGATCAGGTCCTTCTCGCGCACGTCACCCGATGCGATCCAGTGCGGCACGTTCTTGCGGCGCAGCTCGGCGAACTTGTCGCGCGTCTCGTTGTGCTCGACCTCGAGCTTTTCCAGGTCGTCGACCAGAGACTGGCTCACCACAACGCCGTCGACAACACCCCACGGCAGGATGAAATACGGCCACCACCGCTCACCGGCATATTGCGGTTGATACGGCGCGCGCGCGAACTGGGATTTGATTCCGTCGACCAGGGTATAGATCGTGTTGTCGGTCTTGCTCCAGATCTCGTAGACCAGCACCAGCGGATCGTCGGCGCTGTCGCCTTGCATGTTGGTGCCGGAATACGGACTTGTGGCATTGGCCTGCGGGGACTTGTCCACGTCTCCGACCTTGTATGTCGTGGCGTGTGTCAGGTCGATCCCAGGCATCAGCCCCATCGCCACGGACCGGCGCATCGGGATCTTCTCGATCATGTAGGCCGACTGCTCGTAGTCCAGGATGTCATCGATCGCGGTGTCCAGCAGCAACCTGTCGGTTCGCACCATGTCCAGCACCAGGCCCTCGGACGCCACAACCTCCTTCTGCGCCTCCCAGCCTGCAACGGCCTGCTCGAGCTCGCGGCGCTTGGACTCAAGGTCGGTGCGGGTAGCTTCGTCGCCCTCGATCTGCGCCAGCAGAGATTCGATGTTGGCGATGTTGTCCTGCGCGTCCTCGATGCGGTCTTTGATGATCGGGTCGATCTTGCGATCGCGCTGGTACTGCACCTTGAGGATGCCCAGCGTGCAGGTCATGGCGGCGCGCACACCGCGCTTGGCCTTGGCCTTGAGCTTGGCATCCTCGAGCATGGTCTGTGTGACTGTCGACACCGTATCGCACAGCTTGCGCAAGTTGGCGCCCTTGTTCGTGGGCTCGGCCGACATCTCCGGGTTCTTGGCGTAGACCTTGGACTGCACCACCGCGATGTTGGCCTTGATCAGGTTCGCTCGCTTCTTGTTGTAGTGCGGGCTCTCCGGGGTGGTTCCAGAGGAATCGTCGATGCCACGCACCAGCGCGCGGTTGTATCGCACGCGCCGGTGGAAGGCGTCCCAGTGCTTTTCGGCGGCCTTGATGCGCTTGAACCAGGTCGCGACCAGTGGATCGTCCTTCGGCCTTGTCTGTTCGACCTGAGCCGAGACAATGGATTGCGCGCTGCCTGGCGGCGGCGCTGGTGTGGGGGTGATGTCAATCGTCATCGTGTGATCCGCTCGATTCGGTGTGATCCGTCCGGCAGAATATGGACCGGGTTCGCCTCTGGGTCGCCAGAAAGTGATTCCTCGGGCTCACTTGGCGATCGCGTCACGCGCACCAGACCCTGGCGTGTGGCGTCCCAGGCGTGGTCTTCGGCCTCGGTGTCCACGTCATCGGGATCCTCAGGATCGGGCTCCAGTGTCGGAACGGTGCGCAGCCAATGGCGACAGGTATCGAACACCGCGAGCTGGTCAGTCTCGAGCAGCCGCACAATTTCCATCGCGCCGGCGGCGCGGCTCCCCTTTGCGGCCCAGGCCGGGCGGAACTTCACGCCATGGCGCTTGAACGTCTCGGCATGGGTGTTCTGGGCGCCATACTGGCCACCGCCGCGGGCGAACAGGTCGGGACCGGTGAACGACGGACCCATCCAGATGCCGACACGCTCGTCGTGCTTCTCGCGCTCGGCGATGCGCCTGGCCACCGTGTCGGGCGATTCTTTGCTGCCCACATTCGGCAGGTCCTTGCCGTTGTCGTCTTTGGCGATGCCGTACATCTCGCGCCAGATGTAGGTCTTGCCCTCTGGGTCCTTGGCAAACCACAGCACCGCATACGGCTTGGCATACCCCCAGTCCATCGCCCGCCAGCACTTCCAGTGGCCGGGGATCGGGAACGGCTTGACGATGTGTTTGGCCGGGTCCCAGCAGTGCTCGAGGAAGGCGCCGATGTTGATTTCCCAGGAGCCGTGCAGCCAGGCCTTGCGCCGGTTTGGATCCTTGATGCCCTCCAGCGTTGCCATGTAGTCCGGATCATTGGCCAGGAGCGCCAGGTTCTCGCGAATATCGCCGTGCACGTAGGTGCGCTCCCTGCCCTGCGCGTCGCGGATGATGTCGCCGGGCTTGCTGACACCGATGCTCCAGCGCTCCTTCACAGCTGCATGGCCGCGACCGTATGGGTTGGTGGTGGCCCGCACCATGCGCGGCATGCCCGGCTGGCTCGAGCGACAGCAGCTGTGCATCATCTCGTAGAAGCCCAGCGTGCGCCAGTTGGTCAGTTCCTCGAATCCGATCCACGGATATTCATGGCCGTGGTAGTCCCAGTAGTCATCCTCCTTCACGCCCACTCGCAGCAGCAGCTCCTCGCCGCCGGGGAACCGCCATTTGTAGTCCGATGGGCTCTCAAGGAACCGGGCCGCGGGGAAGAACAGGCGAAACCAACGCTTGGTCTTGACGATGACGTCAGCCAGCTGCTTGTACGTCTCCCGAAACAGGATGCCACGCCAGGCCGGGCCAAAGCCCACGCCGACGTACTGGGCGAACGACATCAGGAGCGCATCGGTCTTGCCCGGTCCGCGAGTGCCCTCGAACAGGCATTCGAATACCGGGCAGGCCAGGAACAGGGTTTGGCTACCCTTGTGCGGCGCCCATACGGTTGTCACCGGTGCTTCTTGCCCAGTCCTGGGAAAAGCGATGCCAGGCCCTGCGGCGTACGCACCTGGCGCAGACGAATGGCCTGCTGCAGCTGGCGCTGCATGTAGTCCTGCAGCATCTTGTCGTGCGGAGTCTCAGGCACCTGCGCCTGCAGGTCTGCGGGTGCCGGGAAAGGCTGCGCTGGATCCGTCATTGCCCATTGTCCTTCACGAGTTTCGTCCAGGCATCCGGATCCTGCATGACCCCCGGCACCACCAGCACACCAGCCTGCACCGTTGTCGTGGTCGCCGGCAGGTCCTTGCCGTCGCGGCCGGTGTGCTCCAGGGCTGCGCGCGTGCCGTATTTCTTGGGTGCCACCTTTTCGGCGTACCACTTGCGCGCATCGACCTGCAGCCGGCGATGCTCGATCATGTCGCCCGTGGTGACCTCTGTGACCTTGCCCGTCTTCTTGGTCTTCTTGCCGATCACCGGCGTGTTGCTGATCTCGATGATCTCGTCGGCATAGTGGTCGGCCTGCGCCTCCCGCGCGCGCGCGTACTGGCGGGCGAATTCGGCGTTGCATTCTTGCGCCAGCCAATAGATCACCGTCCCTCGGTCCGGCATGTCCGCATCCAGGCATATCGTGCGCAGACTCTCGCCGTTGGCCAGCCGCGTGCAAATGCGCATGGCAACGGCATCGGTGTAGCTGCTCGGCCTACCCATCGACCACCTCCACCAGCTCGGGCAACAACAGCACCACGGCAAAGGCACGGTTGCGCGGCGTCAAGTAGCGCAGCACCAGGTATTCGCGATGTTGGCGCCGCCGGCCACGGTACCCGGTGACACGCGCCAGTTGCCCCAATGTGGTTCGCACCACTGCACCGATCGGGATGGACTCAACGTCGATCGGCCGCGGCGTGAAGCGCAGCATGCCGATGGGCGGTTTGGTGTTGATCGCAGCGGTCATGGCTTGTGGGACAGCGCGCGGCGCCGGGCCTTGTTGCCTTCGGTGTGATTGAGCGATGACAGGTGCCACTTGAAGCACACCGGGCACTTGTAGGGAGTGGTCGATGCGTTGCCGTAAAGCTTCTGACCGCGAATGGCGAAGTCGCGAGCCTCGTTCTTGCTGGCGAACCGCTTCTTGTCGATGCACATGCGCTGGGCCGTCATCGCGGTAATCGTGCGCCCGATCTTGCGCATAGGCTCTGGTGGTTTCACGGAAGCACCATCACGATCCGAAACACGATACCCCCAAGGGGCAGCAGCTGGCCGGCGCGAAACGTCATTGGGCCGATCCGGGCCCCGTCGATGACGATGCGAGTCGGCGCCCAGTTGCCGCGGCCCTGGGGGCGCAGAACCAGCATCACGCAGCCTCCAACGCCAGCGATTCCTGCGGCTGTTCGGTGGCAATTTGGGTGATGGTGATCACCACGCGCGCGCCCGCGGCGTCGGGCTCCATGCGCTCGCACGTGAGCCGGCGCACCCACTTGTCATCCTCGATGGCCACGCCCTTGATGGCGTCCAACAACACCTTGTTCGCGTTGTCCAGGTCGATGCACATAACGGTGTCATCCCACGCGGCGCCATGCTCGCGCTGGCGCTTCTTCCAGTCCTGCGGGCGGTTGGGGTAGAGCTTCACATCGATCGCGACGCGGCCGGTGATAGGGGTCTTGATGCCGGCCGACTTGATGCACCATGCGGCCGCAGTGCGGTACCCCTTGGCCTCCTTGGTCGGCACGATGGTGATGTGGTTGCCGATGCGCACCGGGCGCCAGTAGCGGTTGGCCGACAACGGGTATGGAAGGGCAAGGACGATCACGTTGTTGTCTCCCGGTAAAAGTCGTGTACTTCGACCCGCCGGCGCTCCCACACCCACGCATCGGCAAACGCTCGGGCACGCGCGCGCGGTCCAGGCGGGATGCTGCCGTCCCTGAGCCCCTGGCGCACCTCGAGCGTCGACAGCTCGGTCTCGTCCGGG